AGTGAGTTGTTGCTGCTCCGGCCGAAGAAGATATTGCTCCAGACCACCCAGAGCTGGTGTCTCCAGATGATTGTGTGTGGGCTACTACTGTTTTTGAAACAAAGTTGGGCAGGTAATAGGTGGTGCCAGCACTTGTCCCATACATGTTTCCGACTACTGTAGCTAGTGCTGGATATGTATCGCTGGAAAATGTTGTGCCGTCGCAGAGCAGCCAACCAGCCGGTAAGCCCGAGTAACCCGGTGCTGCACCAATGTTCCCTGCATACATAATTATTGTGCCAACTGGGGTTTCTGTACGGGGAGTTATTGAAGTCCCATCTCTCCAAAGAGATTGTCCAGCGGTTGCGCCAGAAAGATCAATTGTTACACCGTCTACCTTAACGGCATTTTGTACTTTAAAACTTTCACGTGCCATATTATATAATTACGTAGTTAACACTATTCTTGCGATTCTTGCTGTTACATTCGTAGAAGCTGCGTCAGAAGCCTTTGCCTGCAGAAGTAAATCACTTCCACTGACTATAGCCTGAACATCTACTCCAGAGATCTGACTTCCTAATTCTATAATAGCATATTCAGTATAATCAACAGCAGTTCCATCACTATTTTTTGCAATAAAAACTTTAGATAAACGAATGTTAGTTCCCTGAACAAGCCTTAGCATGTACTCCAATCCGCCAGTAGTAGTCAAGGCAAATGTGTCGATAGTTGTCCAAGTATTGTTGGCTGTGATTGTATTTTCTCCAGCCTCAGTATCAATTCCACCAGCTGGACCCGTAGCCCCAGTGGCTCCTATTGGACCAGTTGGACCAGTGGCGCCAACGGGTCCTGTAGCACCAGTTGGCCCAGTGTCTCCGGTAGGGCCGGTGGCTCCAGTTGGACCAGCGGGACCAGTTGGGCCTGTTTCTCCAGTTGGACCAGTAGGGCCTGTGGCTCCAGCAGGGCCTGTGGCTCCAACCGGCCCTGTAGCTCCAGCGGGACCAGTCGCTCCTGTGGGTCCGGCAGGTCCAGTGGGACCAGTATCTCCTGTTGGACCAGTAGCTCCAATAGGGCCGGTTGCTCCTGTAACTCCGGTTGCGCCTGTTGGTCCAGCGGGTCCAGTTGCGCCAACCGGACCTGTATCCCCAGTTGGTCCAGTTGCTCCAACGGGTCCAGTGGCACCAGTAGCGCCTACTGGACCAACATCTCCAGTTCTGGCAAACGTTATTATTACATCTTCGTTATTGGTAAAAGATGTTGCAGAACCGGAAACATAAGCGCAGCTAACTGTGTGAAATCCAGTTTCTTCTGCGGTTGCTGAAATGGTAAATAAAGCAAAGTCGGTTGAATCAGATTTATTAGAAATCCTAAAGTGACCTTTTATTGTTGCCGTAGAATCATCAATTGTTCTAAGAAAAGCTTGAACATCAATTGACCCATCATCAACATCATCAATAATTAAAAGAGTTGCCAAAGTAAGATCTAGGTTGTTAAATTTCAACTTTCCTGCACCGGGGTCAGTTTCTGATGTATTTGTATCAAAGGTGTAGTCAAGTGTTATGCCACCAAAATTCCCTTGCGGTCCAGTGGCTCCAGTTGGGCCAGTAGCTCCCGTTGGGCCAGTTGCGCCCGTAGCTCCTTGGGGCCCAGTTGCGCCTGTGGAGCCGACATCACCTTGGGGCCCTGTTGCGCCCGTGAGACCAGTGTCGCCTTGGGGACCAGTTGCGCCCGTAGCTCCTTGGGGCCCAGTTGCGCCTGTGGGGCCGACATCACCTTGGGGCCCTGTTGCGCCCGTGGGACCAGTGTCGCCTTGGGGACCAGTTGAGCCCGTAGCTCCTTGGGGCCCTGTTGCGCCCGTGGGGCCGACATCACCTTGGGGCCCTGTTGCGCCCGTGGGGCCAACAGGCCCTTGGGGCCCAGTTGCCCCTGTGGGGCCAGTTGGTCCCACCTCGCCCTGCGGACCCGTTGCACCGATTGGCCCAGTTGGGCCAGCTATTCCCTGTGCACCAGTTGCTCCAGTTGCTCCAGTAGCGCCAGTAGCGCCTATTTCACCCTGATTACCTTGGGGCCCGGTTGCCCCTGTAGCTCCCTGGGGTCCAGTAGCTCCTGCGGGTCCGGTTGCTCCAGTTGCTCCAGTATCTCCTTGCGGACCAGTGGCGCCAGTAGGGCCAATATCGCCTTGCGGACCAGCTGCTCCAGTTGGACCTGTTGCTCCCACTGGGCCAATGTCTCCAGTTCGAGCAAAGGTTATTATTACATCTGCACCGTCGTTAAAGTTTGTAGCAACACCAGACACAAAACCGCAATCAACAACAAAAAAACCAGTTTCTTCTGTAACAGAAGATATTGTAAAGATCGCAAATTCAAGAGAGTCAGACTTCAGTGAAATCCTAAAGTGTCCCTTGATTCCAGCAGTCGAATCATCAATTGTACGCAAGAAGGCCTGAACATCGATAGAACCATCATCCAAATCATCAATAAACATTTTGGTTGCTGAACCAAGGGTTGCGTTATTAAACTTGACTTTACCGGATCCAGGATCGCTTTGATCTGTGTCGGTTTCAAAAGTGTAGTCAAGAGTAATGCCTCCAAAATTGCCTTGAGGTCCTGTAGCTCCAGTCGCACCAACAGGACCTATTGATCCAGTTGGTCCTGCTGGACCAGTTGCACCAGTTGCACCAACTGAACCTTGTGGACCAATTTCTCCTTGTGCTCCAGTTGCACCTGTAGCTCCTTGGGGTCCAGTTGCGCCTGTGGCTCCTTGAGATCCAGTTGCGCCTGTGGGGCCAGCAGGACCTGTTGCGCCTACATCCCCAGTCTCACCTTGGGGGCCAGTAGCGCCTGTGGGGCCAGCAGGACCTGTTGCGCCTACATCCCCAGTCTCACCTTGGGGGCCAGTAGCTCCTGTGGGGCCAGCAGGACCTGTTGCGCCTACATCCCCAGTCTCACCTTGGGGGCCAGTAGCGCCTGTGGGGCCAGCAGGACCTGTTGCGCCTACATCCCCAGTCTCGCCCTGGGGCCCAGTTGCGCCCGTAGGGCCAGCAGGGCCAGTGGCTCCTACCGCTCCAGTTTCGCCCTGGGGCCCAGTTGCGCCCGTGGGGCCAGCGGGGCCAGTGGCTCCTACCGCTCCAGTTTCGCCAGTAGATCCAGTCGCCCCAGTTGCCCCGGTAGCGCCGGCCGGTCCAGTGGCTCCGGTGGAGCCAGTTGCCCCAGTTGCGCCTGTAGCGCCTGTAGCGCCTGTAACACCTGTCGGACCAGTTGGCCCGGTTGCACCAGTCTCTCCAATTAAGTTAGATGCAATCGTGGTTACAATGTTTGATTGCGTATTATTGCGCAGTTCAATCGTCAGATTTTTTGCTGTGCCCGTTGCTTGAGCATAGATAACTACTTGAATTCTGCTACTTATACTTGCGAGAGTGTAAGTATCAACATACAGACTTGAAATGTAGACATTCTGCGCTGTATCAATTGGGATTCCAGAACTAGAACTGCCAGCCTTGATTGTGTCAATAACAGTTACCCCGTCTGCCTCCACCTCAACAACATCGAACCAGTAAACAAGATTACCGGTACCACCAGATGACCTTAAGGCATAAAGAGTCGTCGCCCATAGGCCTGGGATGATTGCGGTCGTTAGAAGCGCATCAGCCTCTGTCGTGAATTTTGCAATAGTAATTGGAGATGTTGAAATACTGTTTGTAACTATTGTTGTCTGGGTGCCAGTGTTTGGTAAGAGCAGTAATGCTCCAGTGGGTTCAGTAAACGGAACAGTCTGCGTGACGCTCGCACTATCAAGATAGAAAACTGTTCCCGATGAAACTCCGTTAATGCCGGCAGGTCCAGTAGCCCCTGTCGGTCCAGTTGGCCCCTGAGGCCCAACAAACTCTGCTATTTGATTAGAGCTATTCTTATAAAATAGTTTACCATCAGCGGAGTTAAGTGCAAGCTCTCCGGATTCAAGAGAGTTAGGAGTGGACCCAGTCAGAGACGAATGTTTTATTTTTATAACATTACTCATTTTGACTCCACTTTACGTCCTTAAACGTTTTTAATTATAACAAAAACGCTTAGAATGTTCCACCATCAACAACAAAACCACTTAAGGTGCTGGAATTTCCATAGAGAGCACCTGATATGCCAACTCCACCGGTGACCACCAAGGTTCCAGTTGTGTAAGAGCTTGATGCAGTGTTAGCAGTTAGTGTTGTTGCTCCACTTGCTGTAAGGGTCGTAAATGCAGCAGTACTGGGATTTGTTGAACCAATGCTTGAATTACTTATTGTTTTATTTGAAATATTTTCTGATCCAGCTAAGGTTGCAAGAGTTCCAGTGGTTGGAAGGGTTACGTTTGTTGCGCCAGTAAGGGTTAGGATTGCTGCGTGGGCGCCCGAGGTTTCAAAGTTACCACCAAGAGTGATTGTCTTTGAACCGTTATTAACTCCTGTTCCACCATAGGTTGGACCAACAAGGGTGCCTTGCCAAACTCCTGTGCTAATCGTGCCAAGAGTCGTAATGCTTGATTGGCCAACATAGGTTGAAGCTATATCAACTGCATCGGAACCTACTGTAATTCTGTCAGCGGTACCACCTACTGCAAGAACGCCTGTTGCATATGTTAGGCCGTTGCCAGCAAGGCTTGACTTAAGCTGCAGCGAATCAGATACAATTTCAATTCCACCATCTGTGGCTACTTTTACAAAGAACTCTGTACCAGTAAGCCCCAATCCATTGCCAGCACCGTAGGCTCCACCACCTGCAAATTGAATCCAGTCTTGGCCACTAAAGTCTGTTATATAGTGATCGTTCTGTACCCATGCGGTATCTGAGTATGTGGTACCTTCCATAACAAAGACAGCTGCACCAATAAGTTCAGTGTAAACATCTGCATCTGTTGCTCTGACCAATGTGTATGATCCTGCATCTTCTGTGTAGACGTAGATGCCATTTTGCGAATTAGTGCTCTGATTGATAAGAAGGATTCTGTATCCCTCATCTGCTGCAACGAGTGCATCATGTCCATCAATTTCAAGAGTTCCATCAGTACCAGTTAGCGCAACGTTTGTTGCTGCTAATAGGTTTACAGAAGACTTCCAGTCAAGACCAGTAATCTTATTGTCGACGTAGTACTTTGTTGCTGCGTCAGTGTCATTTACTGGCTCTGAAAGACCAGTAATTCTTGAGGAGGCTACGTCTACAGATCCAGTACCATTGGGGCTAAGAACTATATTCCCATTGGAATCCGTTGAAGTTATAGTATTACCGTTAAAATTAAGATTATCAACGGTAAGCTCTGTGATTCCAGCTAGGGATGTTGTGGTTGCGCCAAGAGTTAAAGTGCTTGAACCAAGAGTAATAGTTGAGTTTGCAAGTTCTGCGTTTGCAATACCGCCGTCTTTAATGGTTACGGCACCGGACGCTACTGCAAAATTATCAGAACTAAATGAGGCTATACCCTTATTTGAGGTAGTTGCATCTTCTCCTGAAATGGTTATTGTATTATTTGTTACTGCGGTGTCTATTCCTTCGCCACCACTAAAACTTAAGGTGTCAGTACCCAGAGTTACAGCATCTGCCGTTCCAGTGTCTGCACCAACTGTTAGCACAGTTGAAATTGATGATGTTGTAACTGCGGTAACAAGACCCTTACCATTGACTGTAATTACCGGGACTGCAGTAGAAGATCCAAAAGATCCTGTATTTGAGTTTACTGTATCAAGAGTTACTTCTATGCTTGTGCTACCGAGATTGGTCATTGTGGCGCTGCCGTCAACGTCACCAGTAATTGTTATTGTTGGATCATTGACGTTAAAGTTAAGTTTGCCGTTTTCGTCATCGTACTCAACAGATATGCCTGACTCCGTATTAGTTGAGACCATTCCGCCAACAATATCTTGAACTGCTTCAGTAAAGTCATTTACTTGAGTTGAAGGAATTGATATATTGGTGCTGCCAGCAGCGGTCAAGCGACCTTGCGCGTCGACGGTGAAAGTTCCGACTGCTGTTGCTGAGCCATATGAGCCTGCAGAAACTGCTGTATTATCAAGATTAATTGTTACCGTATTTGTAGTCATGGCCGAGGAAAGGCCAGTTCCACCTGAAATAGTAAAAGTTTCCGCATCAGTTATTTCTTGAGCTGTACCTGAATCACCGGCAGCAGTAAATGAATAAATTGATGTAGTTATTGCACCATCTACATAGGCGGTTGTTGCAACTTTTGTGCTGTTGTCTCCAGCTGTTTGTGTAGTTGCAGTAGCTGAAGAGCCCAGAGCAACTGTTCCAGAAAAGGTTTTATTTCCAGATATTGTTTGACTACCGCTTAAATTGACGAAAGAACCATCTCCACCTATGGCAATAACGCTCGTTGCGCTTCCTCCTGCGCCACCTGTACCCTTGCCATAGTAGAGTGTATTATTAACTTCGTTAAAAGCTAGCTCTGCATTTTCTAGACTGGAGGGCGCGCCAGAATCGCCTGTAGCCCTTCTTTTAATTCTAATTGTATTTGCCATTTTAGAAGTTTCCTCCGTCAACTAAATTTTCTTCTGAATAGTTCACCCATTGGGTGCCATTGTACCTTAAAACATCTCCGCTATTCGTTAAGTTAATAGTAACGTCTGTTAAACCATTTAATGTTGACTGAGAAGATATTTGTGTTTCTGCGTTGATTATTCTGTCTTTAACCGTAAGATGAGATCCAGCTGGATTTATGCCCAAAACAGTTTGCATAGCTTCTACCGCATCGTTTAAATTTGAGTGCTGCTGAGCGTGAGGGACTGTGGCGGAGTTTAAAGTATCTGATGCTGTTGGGTTTACAAAATTGTCTAATGAAGATGGATAATTGGTAGCCATTTTTCTCCTATAGTGAAATTATTTTATTTTGGTCATTGTTCCAAATTATTGTAACTGGAGCATTTGTTGAAGTTCCAGCAAAAGGAATTCCAGGCGAGTTATCTATATAAAACAAAAGTCTTGACTGAGATGCTGTTGCTCCAACCTGGTAGAACACAATAGCGTTAAAAGCTTGCCCACTATAGTCTGATATCGTAACGTCGTCAGCATCTATTGTTCCAAGTGTGTTTGTTAAATTTTGAACTGGGTGATAGTTTTTTTTAATTGCAGACTCTGGAATATCTGAAACAAATTGGTGCACATTTTGTTGCGGAGTATAGTTAGAAGTATTTAATAAAAGTATTCCAAAACTATTAGAGGAAATATCAAATTCTCCGTTAAACAAAGCTTCCTTTGCTTTTCCGTAGATAAAATTAGCCACTTTATATTCCTATATCTTTTGAAACAATTATTCTGTACTTATAACCTGACTCAAAGTAGTTTGCGCCATTTGTGTAATAAACGGGCGTTGCGTCGTCAGAAGGAAAATCAACATAAACTTCTGGCTTCCAAGAGTGCATAGAGACTCTTGTTGATATATTTTCCCACCTAGAGGGTGCAATCTGAATTTTTTTTCTTTGAGCTTTGAAAAAAGAACTATTTAAAAAGTTAGAAGCTGGCCTTGAACTAAAGGTGATTGTTACCCTGCCATTGTTATAGTCGTTATCAATATAAAAATCGCCATTACTTGGATCTACGTTAGCTATATAAAAATTGGGATTTTTAGCTATTATTTGATAGCTCGTATAGGCATCTTGTTTTATTGAGTGATCTTCAATGTATACTTCTTGAATATCTGGAACTCTAATTGATGAAAACGCAGCTGGGGTAGCGTCGTCTGTTTTGGTAAAAAGAACTTGCTCTTCAGCTATTAATTCGTTTGCTGCATCCAGGAAACCAACAACTCTAATTACATAAGAAGTATTTGGCTGAAGAGTATTATCCCAGTATAGGGTTAAAGTTCTTGAAATTTGATTGTAATCACTGACCGTATTGATTGTTTTAAATGGATTTGAAACCACAACAGGCGTTGCGGCGTTAGTCTGAACAATAAAGTTATTATTGACTAGACTTGATATTTTGATTGTTCTTCCAAATTTAAGAACAACAGTATTTAAATCAACTTGTGCGTGATCAAGAAGGTTAAGCGCCACTTCATTCTCCTAATAATCTTATATAGAAATTAGTAACAACTTTTTTGATGAAAAGCAATAGGGGGAGAGCGGAAACCCACTCTCCCCCCACCACAAGGGTATGCATAACTATAACTACCCTAAGGTCAGACAGAAACCTCGTTGTAGGTCTGGATCTCGTAGTTACGAGCCAGGTTAACATTCTTGGCTACTGTAATACCTTCACCGTCACCGAGCATTACGATGTCGTAGCGCTCCTTCATCTTCATTTGACGGATGTCACGGCTTGGCTCATCAAATTGATCAGTGCTCATGTCATCCTTGACGAGGAGTGCTCCAACTTCGTTCCTGTCAATGAGGAAGATGTCGGACTTGGCTGGGGTTGCACCGCTCTTTGCAGTAAAGCTTACGAATGGTGAAACAAGTACGTTCAGACCCATTGGTGCAGTTGCGTTGAGAGCTGCATCGGGGTTCTGAGGACGATATCCCCAGCTGGTGTTAACAGCTGAAGCTGCACCGCCCATGTGGAAAACAGCATCCTTAAGGAATACTGACCACATTAGTGGGTGAAGGATAAAGTCGGTTGGTACGTGCTTTTCAGCCATAAGTACAGCAGCCATGTCAATGACGTCATCCCAACGGATGGTCTTGTTGTAGGCACCGTCGATACCACGACCGCTGGTGTCGTCGTATCCTGCGTCATCATTGTCAAAGACGATGGTGGCTGCATCCTTAAAGCGGCTGAGAGCAATCTGCTCCTTGAGACGTGCCATGGCACGACCAGCGGCTCTTACGTGAAGGCCAACAATGTCCCAAAGTGAATCGGCAATTACCTCTTCGGTGAATGAAAGCTTGACACCCTTTTTGGATACCTTGCCCTCAATCTGCTTTGCAAAGGCGAGTGCCTGCTCTGGGTACTCCTGACCTTCTGGAATCTCGGCTGCTTGAATTGCATTGACTGCTGGGAACTCAAGCGAACGTCCCTTTCCTAGGCGCACTACTGAAAGTAGTGGAGTAACTAGTAGCTGTGGCTCTGCGGCCTCTCTTAGTGTACGAGAAATAACCTTTGGGAAGAGTGCGGCAGCGTCGGCTGAAGCAAAGGCTTCCTTGATAGTTACTCTGTTGTTCTCATCAATGTTTCCGTCCTCGGCCAGCGCGGTTTCCCAAGCTGGGAGACCCGAGAGGAGCTCTTGGATTGTCTTGCTCATCTTAGGATTAATCCTCCTGTTGTTATTTCTTTTTTATTTATCAGAGCGTTAGATTGACACGGAATGCGCCAATTACGTTGTTTACATCCAGGTTGGAACGGATACCAAGCTTGCCAGAGAAAGAGCCTGAGCGGGTAAGCTCAAACACTGTCTTCAGCGCACCTGGATCTGAAGGAAGCTGCATGTAGGAAAGTAGACCATCATCAAAGTTGGTTGCAAACTTTTCTACCTCGACTACCTTACCAACCTGGAGGTAAGCGTAGACTGCACTGCTATTGTAGAAGTCAGATGCAGCTGCCAGAACTGGACGACCAAGGCCATCGGCACGAACGACGCTACCTACGGTAACGTCATTGTTGACGCCATTGACCATTGGGTACTCAACATAGCCATGGGTGATGAACCCAGCGCCCTGTGAGGTGCCCTTGTCAAAGGGACGATAGAGGTCGTACTGAGCGACGCCAATCGGAATTGATCTTGCGGGAACTGTAACGGTGTCAGTTGCGCCAGAGCTATATGCTGGGGTTGCTCCATCTAGTGGATCCCAGGTGGTTGGCATGTTGTCACCCCAAGTAACTGATGAAGAGGTTCCGTTAGCAGGAACCACTCTTGCGTCACCATTGGCGTCGGCCACTACTGAAAGAACGGTTCCCTTGGGGATTACGATCTCAAAACGATCATCCTCATTGTCAGTGTACCAGGTTGGAAGACCTGGATGGGGAAGAAGGTAAGCTGCAGGAGCGATGCCCTCTGAAACTACTAGGCGACCGGAACCTGTCTTGCCGCCAACCTTACGAAACTTTGCTAAACTCATTTAAGTGTCTCCTTAATATTATTATTTTTAAAATTAGAGCTTACGACGGCCCATTAGTGCATCTACAAAGATTTGCTCTGGAGTGCGAACCTCTTCTTCTTCTCTGACTTCTTCTGCGTCAAGGGTGATTACATTGTCCTCACCCTCAATTGCATTTACATCAGATGACATCTCTGGCATTGGGGCCTTTGATGATTTAGCTACTGGCATTCTTGCCAGATCTCTGAGAGAATCTGCAAGAGAAGAAGCGCTACGCTTTGAGTGCTCCTCAATGAGATCTTCTCTGTCCTGGTGATTTTCAACACCAGCAGCTATCTTAGTGTCCACTACTCTTTCTGCTAGAGTTCTGTGTAGTGCATTCTTGAGTTTTGTATTCTCTTGTTCAAGAAGCTGAACTTTTTCATTTAACTCTTCAGCTTTTTGCTCAGAAGCGCTATCGTTGCTAGTGAGCTCTGCTGTTGAGCTGTCTGCCTCTTTGCTCTCTCCCTCAGTTACCTTTGGGGTAGAAACAATTTCTCTCCATGACTCGTCTGCAGGCTCGCCTGCTTCCATGCCGAGAGAAGATCTAAGCTGCCAAGACCACTTCTTGTGCATTCCGTCACGAGCTGCCATGAGGTCTGCAGTGCCCTGTGCATTTACTGCATCACAAGCTGCAAATGCAGCTAGAATGGTTTCGTTAAGCATTTCGTTCTTTCTAAGAAGATCCTCAGTGAGGGATCTTGCGTCTGAGCTGGTTGCATCATCCTTGAAGGCAGCGTTCATAACCATGCTTGTAAGGTTTTCTACCATAACGTTCATCTTACGAATCTCTTCTGCGATGTCGTCTACTGAACCAAAGATGTCGCTGTAAATAGCACCAAATAGGGCATGATACTGTTCAAAGTCTACCCCAACAACATTCCAGTGCGCTCTTTGGGCCGCAATACCTAGAACAATGGCTTCATTAAGAACCTTCTGTACAGCTGCTGCAGCTGATGATGTGTCTGCTTCAACAATTTCTTGAGAAGCCTCTTCGGAAACTTTTTCTTCAACTTCCTCATCAGAAGCTTCTGCCTCGGGCTCTTCAGCGACCTTATCTTCTCCAGCGGCTGTGTCTTCACCGTCTTTTGCTGGCTCTTCTTTTGCTGGCTCTTCCTCATCGGCTCCCTCAGAAATAGAAGCCGCAATTGCCGATAGATCTTCGCTAAGACCCTCAATTGCTGCTAGGACGTCGTCCTGCTGAGCGTCATTTTTCATATTAGAATTCTCCTGATAGATGTCATCTTTTTCATTCTTATGTGATAGTAATGAACTATCATCATATTTATACTTTTCACTCTCTTGCACGGCGCAGGCGCTTAGGAAAGCTCCCTTTAGATGAAGATAAAGAGGCTTTGATTCCTTTTTTTTCATTGAGCTTAATACTGACTGATTTTCCTCAATTGAGACTATATCCTCTTTGTCCATATGCAGTACGAATGCAGAGCTCTTTGCCACCCATTCGCTGTCAGCAGTTGCCATAGACTTATCGTCTCCAGACTTTATGCCTCTAATACTTGACTTAGAGTCAGCTGGTTGGTTAACAAAAGAGTATTCTTTAAATGCAATATCCTGCATGTCTACGTAAGCGAGCTTGCCTTTGTAAACTTGTCCTCTCTTGAACCTTGAAACTGGTGGTTTACCACTCTCTGTTACTCTTGCAAGGTCTTCGCCAGAAATTGAACAAATTGCTTTGCCGGCCCTTCCGCCAACAGAGCCAGTAAGATATCTTTTATCTTTAATCTTTTCAATTGCTAATGGATCGGTAATTGCAACTTGCAGCCTTACAAAAGCTGAGCCATCTTCCTCTTTGTCCATCCTTGCAGCCATTACTCGACCAAGTGGCTCTGAATTAAGATCGTGATTTAAAATAATAGGCTTGGGATATGGTTCAACCCAAGATTGAAGAGCTTTCTCTAGCTCAGCTGCTGAATAGTTGTTGTAGTTTCCGTGTTAAACCCTCATGTATGGCTGCAACCTCAATGATCAAGCCTTGGCTAGAATTAACGGCTTCTCCAAAGGAAAAGTCAGTTTTTGAAAAATCTGGAAGTACAAGTGTAAAATTTTCTACAAAATCAAAAGCCATGAGCTTCTCCAAATAAAAGTGTAGTGTGTATCATATATAGTAATTTTTCTTTTATAACATTAAACAATTTTATATAAATATATCATATCTTTGCTGAGTTTTCAAAAATAACCTTTTCCCTAGGGTCACCGGTTTTTGTAAACTCAATTAACATCTCTTCATGCATTATGTGAGGAGTGTATATGTATGAGGCGCAGTAGAGTCTTTTGCCTGCTCTTTTTGCGGCTTGGCACCAGCCAAGGTCCTCTCCCTGTATGTGAAACTCATAATTAACTGATTTATATGTGTCTTTTGACATCATTTTTGCTGCCATGATTATGTCGGCTTCAAAAAAAGATCCCAGAGGATAGGAGTCTGCCCTGTGCGCCCTATTGTTCTCATCATTATTCCATGTCATGACTGAGGGGAACTTAGTATCAAAAGGCGTCATAAACATAAGCGTGTTGACTGCGTCTGCACCCTCATCAACATGTTTCATCAACAACTCTAATGTGTTTGGATTCTTTATCAGAATATCTGAATCCAAGCTAAAATAATAATCAGGTTGAATTTCTCTTACTCTTTTTAATAGAGAGTTTCTTAAATTTATCATGTTATGATATTTAGACATAGTCCACTGTCTAGAGCCTTTTTCATGCTCGAAATGAGGAATATCAGATCTATCATTTATTTCAAAAAGTGGAATTTCTGGATGAAGTGATTTCCACTTTAAAATAATATCTTTTGTCTCAATATCATTTGGCGATGTTTCAAAAACGAAACCAATGTTAGAAAGACTAATTGACTGCCTTTCCATGCAAGCGGCCCAGAAAGGAAAAATCCAACTTCTTTTATAGATTGGACAACCTATTACTAACTTCATCACTTAGGTGCAGTAACTGTTTCTGTCTTCTCTTCTTGAGCCTTCTTTGCTGGCTCTTTTTTTTCTTTTATAGGAGCCGACTCCTTGGCTGCTTCTTCTACAGCAGAAGGTGCGGGCACCTCTGCTGCTGCTGCTGTTGCTGAAGTATCATCATCTTCATCATCTCCAAGTGCGGCGTCAAAAATCTCCATGATGCCGTCAACTATTTCTGTCATTATCTGGAGAGCAAGTCTAACCTGCCCATTTGCAACTGCGGTTTTAAAACCCTCTACTGCATCTTCCTCTAAAAGATACTGGCTAGAGATCTCCGACTTTATCATTATGCTCATTATTATCCTCGTTTACTTTTTTATCTTTTAAAACATTTTCGTCTTCAGCTATTTGAACATTATACTGATCTTGCAACAAGCTTTCAACTACACCAATCCAAGATGTGTCTGATCTCTTAATGTCAGGGGATGTTACTCTTCCTTGTTGGTTTTGTGGGCGGATAACATTGCCTGGACCCCTTCTTGAAGAGGGAGCGTTTCTTTGACCCTTTTTGGCTGGCTCTTGCTTGTCTCCGTCCATCACAACGTCTTTCATTTGAGGTTGGGCTGGAGGATTAATCTTTGCTTGGGCTTTTGCTTGAGCAACGGCGCTATCTGCTTGTATTTTGGCCTGAATTGCCGAGAACATGTTCTCTGTATCAATCTCAGGGTCTTCTCCGAGCTTTAGTCTGGCTTCGTCAAGAGTTATTAAAGAGTTGACATACTTTTGAATAATGTGAGTTTCTTTTTTTACTTGAGTGTCAACGTCAATTTCATGAAATTTAAAGTAGCACCTATCGGACATATCGTTTTCAATTGGATTAACAAGTGGATCAAAACCACCCTCAAAAAGGAGTTCATTTAAGATGTTTACCCTAATCATCTCAGCAAACTTTTTTTGATAGGTTTTAATCTTGTCATAAAGAGCCGTGTCCAATCTTTCTGTTACAGCTCTGTTGCCACCATTAAAGGTCATACCTATGTGGTGAGGAGCAACACCAAGTCCTATGGCAACTCTTTCCTTAAAGTGGTCCAGATATGATGTTGCGTCCATTGCCTGATTGCCAGTTCCTATGACTTCAACGTCGTGTCTATATGGAAGAATTAATCCACCTTCAGATCTAAGAGCCTCAATTTCCATTGCAGCCTGATCAATTTCCTCAGGCTCAGCTGGTTGATCTGCTGTTCCAATTCTATATTTGTAAAGAGGAAATAATTCTCTGTGAACAAGATTTTGAATATCCTCTTCCATCTGCCTAAGTGCGACTACGTCATCAAGAACGTTGGAAAGGAAAGGAGTACCGAAAGCTCTACCAGGCTTTCTGTCAAAGTGTAGATGGATTACTTTCTCTGCATCCCATCTTGGGTCTCTATCGGTAGGCGCATAGGTTAGCGGGTTAGTTCTCTGAAGGAATGCTTTTGCTTTGTTATGCTTATCTCTAAGAATTCTTGTTTGTTCAGTAGGGATAATATAATAACCAACTATGGGCTGACTTGCTCCAACAGGATTTAGTGCTTTTGGAAAATATTCAGAAAGATCCGCTCTTGCCTTGACGATAAAAACATTTGAAAATTTAAACAGCTGATCAGAAAGCTCATAAAGAAATTCAAGAAAAGACTTCTTCATAGCTATTTCCATATAGTCTATGCGCTGATAAAGATAGGCAACGGCTTCTTGATTTTCTCCGACTATTTGCCAGCCCTCTTTCCAGAATAATTCCTGATATTTAGATATAGCTTGCTTTACATAAGAGTCGGTATCAATTGCCTGAATAATTCTATCAAAATCATAAGGAGCTGGCTCAAAGTTTGTCCTATTAGTGTAATAATAATTAACACCACGATAACCAAGTGCAAGGGCTGCAACCCTCATTGACCTAGACAATGACCTGATCTGATCCGTGTCAAGGGTAGCTTCTTCTATGGAGACATTATTTGAAAATGGCAAAAATTTTCTTAGTGGCATAACTTTCCTGCTTTAGGGTCCAAAATATATCTCTATAGTAGTCAAACAATTACAGTAAAACTAATATCAGCTGTTTTCGTTTACCTGCTCAAAAGCCTTATTTATTATAATTGACTTGATTGATTCAAGCCAAAAAACGGTTTCAGGCTCAGAAAAGTCGCTTTTATAAGAGATATTTGACTTTGTGATCTTAATATTAATATTAAACTCTTTTTGATCCAAAAGATTAACTGTTTCCTCGGACATTATTGCTCCTCTTTTTTAGTGTTTTTTGCTTTTTTTGTTTCTTCAATAAGAATGGTTAATTGCTTTATGGTGGCTTCTTTGACAATAATTTCTGTCATAAGTTGATTAATTTTTTCTTGAAAAGATTGTATAATCAAATTAGCGTCTAGATTAGGCTCTTGTGGCTGCATTTAAAACTCCGTTTAAATTTATTTAATGCAGTATTATATCAGACGAGATTCAAGTTCCGCAACCTTTGTAGCAAGGTCTTGTATAACCTTAAGCATTGCGGGAATTAAAACTTTGTCATAGAAGTTTTCTGGCCTACCTTCTTCATCGTACAAACACGCAACTGGATACTTCTCGTGAACATCTTCCGCCAAAAGACCAATCAGAGTTTTTCCTTCTATACTGTCTCCTGCTCCTATAATTCCTGGTTTATAGTTAAATTGAACTACAGAAAGGTCAAGTATTTTAGACGGATCAAGATTTTCAGAAAATGTTTCTACAATATTTTCTTTATACCTTCTAGATGATGAAGTTGACTTGCCCAATGTTCCGCCAAAGGTAGAGGAAGACCATGCGGCGTTTGTAGAATAAGAAAGTATATTGCCGCCGGATGAGGACCTAAAATATCCATTAGTTGTTAAGCTGGAATTAATATCCACTCCACCGTTAAATATTGAGAAGCCATTAAATGTTGTAGAGCCAGAAAAGGTAAGGCTTCCGCTTGCACTATCAGTAGCGTCTGACCTAAGGAAAGAGCTGGCCTGAACTCCGTCTAATAGGTCAGCATTTAGGCCAGAACCAGAACCATCATTTCCTGCATGCCAGAATTTTTCAGATGTGTATCCTGTTGCATTATTTATTTTTACGGCACCGTCTCCTCTTACTGCAAGAATTGAATCTCCTACAGCATTGCACGCAACCAAGCTAAAAGAAGAGCTTGTGCTTGCATCAGAGTTTATCCTTATTGCCCCAGTTCCGCTTGCGTTATTCACATAAAGGTTTCCAGTTATTTTTGTGTTGGTACTTATGCTTACTATTTCGGTTGTTCCTGACCAAGCTTGAAAACCTGTTCCATCCAATTTCCAAGAGGACCCTGAAGGTTGGGGAACTGTGGTGTGTGATTGCAAAAGTTTTGCGTAAATATTTCCATTAGCTGTTATGTTTGCAGTTGAGCTCATGTTTCCAGCTACCGTAAGGCTTCCTGAGGTTGTCATGTTTCCATTTGTTAAAACTTCAACACCTCCACCTCCCATTATGACTCTGCCGTCAGTGTAGACCCTAAACGGAGGAGTGTTAGATACTCCATCTTTTCCTGCAAAGAATGCAACATCGTCAAGACCAGGAATAGTTTCAATCACTCCACCAGAAGAAACGCCAACTGCTCCAGTTGGCGTTATAGAAGTTAAGCTGTGTTGATCAATAGAGAATCCACCAATTTTTCCAGAGATTGCATCTATGCTTCCGCCAAGCGTAATTGCTGATTCGCTTTGATCCCAGCTTAAATAGTTTGGTGAACTGCCTAACTGAAAATCTCCATCTGTGTGCCAGTATCCAGCTGAACCAACCGCAAGTCCTGCTTTACCGCCACCTAAGTCATTAGAGATTCTCAAAATACTAGGTGCTGAACCAACTGTGATTGCGTTTGCTGCCAAGCCAACGTTTGGCACGATTGTTACACCTGAACCTATCGTTACTCCAGTATTTGTATCATATGTTATTCCAGATGATCCACCTAAACTAAATTGTCCGTCCCCTCTAATGAACCAACCAACTGGAGTTGCATCAGAAAAATCATAAATAGTTGACTTGATCATTGAGTTTGCACCAGACATGTTGATCGTTGCAGACTGAATTTCTCCAGATGTAATTTTGCCTGCAGTCAAGCTTGCAATAAATTGATCTTCTATAAGATCAAGATCTCCAGAACCAACGAGATTGGACCAAGAAGCGCTTGGAGCGCCTGAAGTATTTATTGCCCTTACTCTAGCCCAATACTGTCTATTTTCTTCTGTTGTAGAGTTGCTAACAGATACTGTAAAAACATTTGCTGTATGAGTTCCAGAAATAATCTCGCCAGTTGATGGAGAAGGAATATTGTTGAGTGGCATGTTGGTGCCAGTTGGCTCATCGTATATTTGATATTCGTAATATTGAATATCAATATCGTTTACTGGATCAAACTTAAGTATTACTGTTTGAAAATTTGAGGCAACGACTAAACCGGTAACGTTAGAGGGAATTGAGTCTGAGGCTGGAACTTTTACTCTGATTGTTTCAGTTAAATTATCACTTGCAACGACTTCTGCGTTTTTTGGCTTTACGGTAAACAGATAGTTTGTGTCTGGTTTTAATCCAGATATTGTCTTTCTTATCCTTGCCATTATCTTATAACTCCGGTGCTTAAAAATGCTATATCTTCATAAATTTCTTCTGGATTTATTGACAGTCCAAAGTTTTTTCCAAAAGCGTATTTTGTTACAACAATATCTTTTCCAGAACTTGATATGTTGCTTTCATTAAGTATTTCGATTTCAAACATATACGATGTATAAAGAACAGACTTTCTGTCTATAGTTGCACTGTCTTCTTCAGATTCACTGTAGCCAGACTGTTGATTGTCAACATTTTCATCTTCTACAGGTTCTTCTGCGGCGAAGAGGGTAACTACATTCTCTAGATCAATTTCATAAATAATTTGATCCTCAATTAAATTAGACGAATAAAAATCAATTGCATCTTGCTTAACGAGTGATTGGCCCGTATTTGATATCGATGTTTTAATAATTTTAATTGAAGCCTTTCCACCGCTTGACTGTTTTGTTCCATAGACTCTGAGCAGTGGTCCATCAAATCTTCCGATAACTTTATTTCCAGGAACGTTACTGGTATTGTTTTCCCAAGTTCCCGAAGAAGAAATATAGCTAATAGTAGCTACTCTTTCATTTTCGCTACCAGGTAAAACTACATTTGAAAACTTATTAATAACCTTTGGTCCAGTGCCGGTTTCTTGAGCGATAAAGTTTGAACCTGTTCCAATGGTGGTTTGCACATAGTTCTGGCCAACTTTTTGTATATACTGAATATTATCCGAGTGATAGTATATATAATATTCGCCAGGAAGAACCTGGCCCAAACCTAAATCAAACAATGATTTAAAATATAAATTTGAGTCGGCATCAATAAAACTTTCTGTTGCAGTGATTCCATCTTCATCTTCAAAAACAACCAAATAAGAATCTGCGTCCAGAGAAGAGACTATTGCGCCGTCAACTAGCGATAGCATCCTTCCAATATTAATGCTTGATAAAGAAACGCTTATCCAGTCTCCTGTTTTTAGGTTTTCTGATACACTCGGGAAAGATATCCTTCTTCTTACCGAAGGAATCTTTTCTACCGCAGGAGTTTCATTTGAAAAATAAGTAAACCAAGCCATTATTATATCTCTTTATAAAGTATCTCAAATTCATATGAGTCAATATTATCATCATCTACTTCTATTTCAAAAACAGCCTCATATTGTGGAACTCCACCAGTTAAAACAACAGAAGTAAGGGATACTAAATTAAGATTGCTATAGGGTCTTACATTGGTTGTATCGTAATATTGTTCTCTTCCTGATTCGTAATCAATTGAAGAAGAACTGATAAAATTACTTCCATCATTTCCATTATGTGTGTGATTTGCCAGGTCGATTCCAGCTATTCTTACGCCTTCTTCAACAAATATATCTCCCTTAATGGTGCCTCCGTCGATCCTCAAATATTGAGGGTGTGCATCTCCGTCTATGTCATCGAGATCATTATGGGAAGACCTAAGGCTTGCCCTAGAACTTGTGTCTACTAAAGTATTTTCAAAAAGAGACCTATATGTATCAGAGTCTGGCGATTCTTGTGTTAAGACATTTGCTTTTCTTATCGCCCCAACACCTTCTAACTGCACCATGTAGTTTACGTATCTTCTTTTTAATCTTATAGCTTGCATTAGCGCATCAAATCTTTTATACACTTGAACATTTCTTTGAATCATGTCTGTTGTTACAGCGCCCAAATTTCCTGTTATTGCACTTGTTGCAACAAAAACTTCCTTCATCAAAGTGGGTATATTGTTTTTAATATTAGTTGTTGACACGTCAAACAGCATTGGGTCAACTATTTTTGATTTCATACTCAATGCTGGCATAAGGTACTTGTTATAAAACGTTTCAGACGTTTCTACGCTATCTCTTTTAATCAGATTTAATAGCGTGTCTATTTCAGCTGTATATGAGTTTACTTTGACTGAAAAAAATGCTTGAAATTGAGCGGCTTGTTTTTTTGAGATTTGATCCAACTCGGATTGGGGGATTGACGCTGGCGCTGACGTGATTTCGGTGGCAATGAGTTTCGTATAGTGCGTTGCTGAGCTCGACCAGTCTGAAATGTATTTTGCAATTTGCGCTTCTGTGCCATCTCTGTACTCTTCCCCTATGTAGTAAGTGACGATATTTTTTAATATTGCAAGTTCTCTCAGCAAGAAGGTAAGGGCTTTTCTTGCCTCAAGAAGGTGACCAAATGTGGTATGAACTACGGATAGTTCGTATTCTTTCATGAAGTTTCTGCATGCTCGGCAGAGGTGCTTTTCTGCAAACAGATATTCTTGAAATATAATAAAGTTTGGTTTGTCTTTTGTTTTTGCTGTAGTGTTTTCTTTTGTTATATCTTTCCACACTGCGTTGTGCGCATTCTCAAGATCAATCCAGGCATAAGGATTAATCGTTACTTTGGACATGTTATCTTCTATTTCTCTTATTAAACCAAGAATCATTTTTTCTGCAAAAAAGACATTTGATCTAACATGATCAATTGCTACTTCAGAAAAATCAGTTGAATAGTTGTGCCTTGTCTTTGTCTTTGAATTTTTAAGAGCTTCTTGTCTATCTGAAAGCGTAGTGTATACGCTTTCATCATTTGATACATTTTCATCAAAGACATCCTCAAGAGCTGAGCTTTCTCCAAAACCATACTTAGCCATAATTTACCTTAGAACACTTTCCTTTTAAGACCACTTTTACCACTAGACCTATACCCTTTTGCAAAAGATGATTTGCCTGCAAGAGAACCCGCTCTTCCAGAGACAAAACCAGAAGAAGATTCATCTGGATAATCTGAGTCTGCACTTGAAGAGTTCGGCATAAAGAAAGTGTTTGAAAAACTTTCTGTTTTTGAGGTGAACTTTGCTTTGTGTAGTTCACTGTAGTTTTCCGTAATCGAAAGAAGGGCTAGAATTAGGGCATCGTGTGCGTGATCAACTGCTGATCCGCCGGCTTCAAAAACGGGTCTTCCTGTTTGAGTTGTTCTTACGACAACATAAGATATTAATTGCATAAACATCTCATCGTCTTTGGCCGGAAAAACCAACGCCTCTTTTTCAAGATATTGACGAAGATTGTCGACCATGTATGGTTTGATTTCTTTTTTGACAATCTGTTTTGTGTATGGATCTCTAATATCAATAGTCTCGCTAAAGCTAACGCCTTTTACTTTTGTCTTTAGTCCAGTGATCGGATTCTCAACTCCATACTTGTGAAGCAGTTCTACCTGAACTTCTCCATAACCTCTGTCAACATAAATATGTTTGGGCTGGAATATGTCATTTAACTCAACAATTCTAGAGACCGCTTTTGTAAGAGTATATTCAGATCTTTCGATTTCTTCCCTGTATGCAAGTCTTACTTTGTTTCTAAACCTCTGCTCCTCATATGAGTCTGAGCAGGCTTCTAGAACAACAATATTTGTACCAGCACCGTATTTGTCCCAGTCAACACCCATTGTTAAAAAGCTTCTAGCAGAAGTTAGCTCCGGTATATAATTCCAGCTTGGTTCAATAAATGCTTTGTCAATATACTTTCTGGGATAGACGCCTTCTGCGTCTTCACCCCAGTCAGCTTCAATTTCGTGTCTGTATCCAACTTCTGAATACTGCTCCCTAAACTCTTCTTCTTGTTCTTTTGAGAAATAGGGGTTTGCATATGATGGGTACCAAAACTCTTTAAACCTGGGGCTTCTGCACCATTCCCAAAATCTTTCTCTTCTACCTGTTGGAGTTGAGGCACCAATGAGAACTTTGTCTGGTTGATCTTCGGCAGTCTTCTGAAGCATTGCATAAAGTGCGTCAAGGTCATCTGCATGCATGTAGTCCATCTCGTCAAGAACAATGACGTGGGCCTCTTGACCTCTAGCTACGTCAGACTTTCCACCAGACCTCATGCCGGAAGTAAAGAATCTAATTGTTGACCCATTGGTGAACTGAATCATAAACTGAGGTGATGTAACTTTTCTTGAAATAGAGTTCATTACTATTTCGTTTTTTGCAGCAAGGCGCAAGATCTCCTGATAGATAAGTTCTACGTGAGACTTCATTGGCGCAATAACTAGACACCTACCATCTTTATGGGTGTAACTATAGTGAAGTAGATAGATTGCCATACTAAAGGTCTTGCCAAGACGACGGCCTGCTCTTAAAACTTTTCTTAAAGAAGGATCTCTTAATATTAAAGTTTGATAGACTCTTGTGCGCGCATCCAAAAACTCTCTGGCCCAAACGCAAGGATCTTTAGCTATGTGCAGTTGCCTTTGCTGCTCTGCGGTTATTCCGCATGTCGAGAAGCTCATAGTCTAATTCAAAAGGCTCGTCAACAAGAAGTGCAAGCTCTCTGTTTGTTATATCTCTCTCAGTGATAGTTGAGCCATCTGCCCAAGTTAAATGCTGAAGCTTATTTCTAAACACCCATTCAATTCTATTAATCTCTTTTAGGGTGTCGACATCTTGCATCTTGATAATTTCAAGAAGATCTTCTTTTGGAAGCTTTTCAAGCTTCTTTCTAAATTCTAGAGTTTTATTTTTTAATGCATTTGACATATTATTTACCCAAAGTGTGCAGCCATCATTCCTGCTTCGGCGCCCAACATACTTCTAGCATTTAGTCTAGAGTTTTGAATAGCCATTACACCTCTTGCTCTAGATGTTGCAGCTACTTCATTATCTTTAAAACCCATTCCAAACAACGGTTTACGAATAGATCCTTGCATTGATTTTACAGCATCTTTTGCAAAATTACCAGCGGCAATAAAACCTTGTCCTGCCATTTTTGTTAAATCATAAACCAAAGAAGCTGTAGCTATTACGTTTATTCCAGGAATAGCGAGGCCCAGAGCCCTTGCTCCAGTTGCTCCTGCCAATCTCATTCCAACAGCTCTTTGTCCAGAAGCAAAAGCTTGAGTACTAAGTTTGCCCATGGATCTAACTCCAAACTTACCTAAATCATCAACAGTTTCTCCCGCTAAAAATGCTGCTGCCCTTTGTGCTGATTGTTGTCCAGTCCTTATACTCATCGTTCCATCGGCCTGAAGCGGAGTCATAGCTGAGACAATATTTGAACTAAGAGCATTATAAGCTCTAGTTCCCACAAACTTTGATGGATCCAACATAGTTCCCATATATTCAGTTGCAGCTCTACTTAAAACGCCTCTAGAAGTATCAGATATAGACTTTAATCTATTTCCTGCAACGCTTCGGCCATATCTAACATCTGCCATACCCCCTGTCATTACATCATCGATTAAAGAAGCTCTCATTCCTGCAGCTCTTGATGAAGAAACCCCTATGGTTGACATAGCTTCATCTGCCATTTGTCCAGCTACTCTTGTTACTGCTCCAGTTTGTCTACCCATTCTTACTATGTTTTCGTCTAAACCGCCAAGCTTTCTTCCAATTTTTGCAGCCTTTGCATTTGCTCTGGCAGTGCCTTTGGCTAGTAATCGTGCTTGCTTTTGTTCAAGAGCATAGGTGTTTGACATGGTCGTCATTCTTCCAAGAATACCGCCGGTCAACAATGGTTCATCTGCAGCTCTAGTTATACCCTTTGCTGCGAGAATTTTGTCTCCTCTTCCACCTCTTTCGAGCATTGAGTTAAAGAAGCTTGCTCCTTGAAATGGTGTATAAAAACCTTGGTTTGCAACTCCAGACAAGTTTGTTACAGAACTAAATCTATTGAATATTCTTGGTCTTGCGGTAAAGCTGTTTATTCTTGCTGGTTGGACTATTGCAGTTTTTGTTGCTGCGTCAATGTTTCTTGCTCGACCAAAAAGAAAAGCTCCTTGAGTTGGCCTTTGTGCGGTGTCGCCAACAAATGCACCGTACTTCCTTGCTTGATTAACCCTTCTTTTTTGTCTTAATTTTCCTACTCTTCCAAGGTCTTGTGGGTCAGCGTTTGCAACATCAAGGAATCCACCTTGAAACATTGTGTTAGAAAATCTTCTGGCGTTAAACAAAGCCGTAGCTGTAAAGCTTGGCATGTTCTCCATCATTCTAAATGCTATTGGGATATCTGCACCAACTGCACCCATTCCTGCCATAGTTGCGCCAGCACCAACAGTTGGCACGTCATAGGACTCGCCACCGTATTCAAACTGACCTGTCATAGGGTTAAGTGGCACTAGGGTCTCCTGGAGTTGTGCATACCGAGAACTATGTCTCCGGTTGCATTAAGGGATTGTGCTGTTGCCAAAGATGAGTTAGAAAATGGAGATTGCCTAAGAAGCTGTTCATTCCTTCTTGTGTACGCTGCGGCATTTGCAAAGGATGCGCCTGCGCCTGCGCCCGCGCCACCTATCATTCCTGTCAATCCACCAATGACTCCACCAGCTATTCCGTCCAATGACACCTCTTCTTGCGCCAAATGAAGCTCCAGCCATTGCTCCGCCAACCGTGCCAACGGCACCGCCAAATTTCATAGGCCCTTCAATACCCATGTTGACGCCGTATTTATCCATGTTCATTGCTCTTGCGGCGCCAGAAATTGGACCAAGCCCTGCTTGAGAAACTAAAAGACTTGGTGTTAAGTCAGTGCCAAGAATTGCTCTATCTGCTTCTGGGTTGTCAAAAGCTATGTCCATAGCGTTGTCAATTGCTGATTGTCCAACTGTATCGGAAAGACCTTTAGTGACGGCTCCGGCTACGGCAAGCCCCATAACAGCCTTTGATCTACTGGCAGCTCCAACTGCTCTTCCTATGCTGTTTAAAATTGCCATCATCAACCTCCGTATAGATTGTTGTATTTTTGAGGACCCATTCTTGTGTGGTTTATCTTGTTTCTATCAAGATTACCTACAACGCCCGCTGTTGCAAGAGGGTCCCTTCTCGTGCTTCTTGGCGTATTTGTTGAAATAGTTTCATTATTTGAGTAGGCAACATTGCCTCTGCTGCTATTTTCTGTAGGCTGCTCCTCCATGGTTTCGCCATAAAGATCAGACTCTTTTCTTTTCTTTGCTATATAGTAACCAGCGCTCAACAATCCAACAGCTGCTAATCCCATACCTACTTTAGGAGCAACTTTTCTATAGGTCTCCCTTACCGCATCATCCCTTAATGATCGGCCGACTCTAGTCCCCAATATTCCTTTGTCCAAGTTCTTGCGGGCAAAGGTCCTTTGTAGTCTTCTTCTAAACCCAGAATCTTGATAGGCCCTTTCAAGAGTGGCTTCGTATGCTTCATAGGATTCTCTGCCCATTTCTCCACTTTGAATTCTTTGAAGAGTTCCTGCAGCTATTTTCCCATCTGCTTCAGCCTGCTCCAAAATGCCTAAGGTCGTATCGTCCATTCTTCCCTGGAAAGCTATGTGTGCGTCTCCAAACTTGTTAACAGAGAATTGATAAAGTCTTTGGAAAGCGTCTGTGTCGTTTTGCAGAGATGACACTTGGTCAATTATTGCAGCTACTCCTGCCCCTTCCCTTCCCTCTATGGAGCCAACAACAAGACCTCGTTTAGTAAGAGAATCTCTAATCATATCCCTTACTTTATCTTTCCCCTCGGTTTCAAACATGCCGAGTATTTGACGTGCTTGATTAACGTTTGCAAACTTACCTTGCTCTACTGCATCTTTTAGATTGTCTGCACTGGTTAAAAACTCTAATTGATCGGTTATACCTCTAGCCAATTGATCAGCTATGTCTCTTCTTATTACTGAACCACCGCTATTCACATCTGCTGCTAAATCTCCAAAAACAAGATTTACTGCTCTTCCCTCTTCTCTTTCTATAGCTGACAGACCGAATTTATTGACTCCATATTCACTTAAAAATTCATCACTCAAAAATTTTACAGGGCCTCTTCCGCCACCTAGATCAATATCTATTTGTTTTAGTATGTCTGTTGAAATAATGGGCCTAGAAACTTCACCAGAAGCTCCAAATACATAATTTTGTGTTTGTGTTCTTGCAAACGAGATTCCAAACTCGCTTAAATATTCTCCAACTTTTCTGCCTGTATTTGCATTGAACTCGCTGACCCTATCGGAAAGCTCTGCTGGAGAAACGCCACTACCAGCGACTCTACTAACAATTGTTCTAGCTAAACTGTCCGAAGCTTGAGCTCCCTCTTCACCAAAAGGTATACCAGAAGTTATTGATGCTATGCTAACAAAACCTCTTCTCAAATATGGATCATCTATACCAGTTTCTATTCCAGCTGAGGCAAGTCTTGTCAGATAGTCGCTTGCTTGACCTTGATTAATCAACATGTTATTAGCTGACATTACTCTGTCTAATCCCATTTGAGAAAAAATCTCTGGTCTTTCTCCAAATTCTTGGAAACCAAGTATTTCTCTGGTTGCGGCAAGAGAGTCTATTAATTGATCTTCAACTGCCCTATCTCCCGCGCTTATGCCTGCTGCAAGAGATCTTAGGTTTGTTGTTCTTGACACATTTGCTGTTGTACCTATATTGGCCAGCATTCTGTCAGCTCTTGACTGTTCAAGATAATTTAAGCCTATATCAAGAAGTTCACTTTCGTCTCCTCTTTTAGAAGCTTCAAGAGCTGCAGTTACTCTTGCTTGTATGGGATTTCCATTGTACTGGGTACTAATTGTTTCTCCAGTTGTTGGATCAGTAGTGTATTCGTACCATGAGTTATTTTCTTTTGAAAAAGCAATAATTGAATTGTCGGTCGTAAGCTTTACTCCCTCAATCCCTCGACCCTTTGCATAATTGTAGACAGCATCGGACATGTGCTGAGCGCTGGCAATATTTGTCGTTGGTACAATAGCTGAAGATTTTAGAATTGTTTTTCTTGCTGCGGATACATCAGCTGACATTCCTGTTATTTCTCCATACTGAAGTTCTCCAGTGTGAATAAATTGAACCATAAAATTAGTAAGAATTGTGTCAACTTGAGCTTGGTGAGCTGCAGATCCCCCCCTTGCTAAATTGCCAACTAAGTCTCTTCCAACTGTTCCACCTTTTTGTTCAATAAGTTCTAGTAGATTTGTTTGGCCAGCAATATTACCAATTGAGAAGGGCGTGGCTGCTCCACCTATAGAAGCTCGAGTTAATGTTTCTGGAGCAAACATTGTCGATATTATTTTTCTAGTTGCTTCTTCTCCGCCCAATGTTAGATCAGCAGAAATTTGTCTAGTTAAATAATCTTTAGCTAAATCAAGAGTGTTAATAACTCTTCCTTGTTCTGCCATTCCATTAAATCTTCTTGATAAATCAACCGCTTCATCATCTAAATCCCAGCCCTCTATTGCATGAGCTGACATTGATATTTTTTGAAAGTCGAATTGAACGTTATGGCCAACAACAACATCTGAGTCTATTGCCTGTCTCATAAACTGTTTGTACGATTTAATTGCTTCTGCTCTTCCTTGAGCGGTATTTAGGTCGTGTAATTGTTCTGCTGGACTTGTTTTTTCAAGAGTAGAAACAAATTTACCAAGCGATTCTCTAGATCCATTTTTTCCAGGTACATCAAACTGCTCCATTTGTGGAGTCAAAAACTGAACAGCGTACGCATTTGCCTGATGAGTTATTGCTCCATTGTCTGTTACCTGCATTGAGGACGCGGCGAGTGATCTAACCTGGTCATATACTCCAAGGCCGCTTGTTTCAACGTCAAATGTAAATACGTTAAGTTTTTTTACCCCACCTGCACCTGCAGTGGCTCTTGAAAAATCGAATATACCACCGACCAGCTGGGCCCCTACTAATTCTTTGACTCATTTCAGATGATGCACGAAGTGCAGCTGCAGATGGCAGGTTGCTTTTACCATAACCGAAAGCTTCTATGCCAGCTTTTGTGGGATCTATATTAAATGTCAAACTGTTGATTAAAGATAGAACTGGATGACCTCCGCCCCCCAACATATCTGTCATGTACCTTGCGGCGCCTCTAAAAAGGTTTGAGGACGGCATGCCAACTCCAGGGGCACCAAAGTTTTTGATTAAACCCTCAAGTGGAAGAACTTCTGAATTAAGGTGGGATATCAAAGATTGTCTTGCTTTATAGTTTCCTACTAAATTAAGATTTATAACTGGAGCATCCATTGCTCCTTGGATCATTCTCTTTCTGGATGCACTTAGTGCTGTTGATTGCAGCTCTTCTTGCAAAGCAGCTTTGTAAAGCTGTTCAAAGTTCTGATACCTTGCCATGAAGTCGTCTTCAGAACCAAACATAAACTTTAGCTTATTTGGATCTGCGCCAACTGGATTTCTTAAGTTGCTTGATATCATCGCAGATAGTTGCTGCGGGTTGGTTGCACCTAATGTAGATAAAGGTGTCTTTAGAGTTTCTTCAAGCTTTTTATAAAAATTAGCCATCTTCCTCTACCGTTTGGGCTTCTATATACTCGTCTATTTCGTATGTACCAAGCTTTTGTTTAATGAGCTTTTCTCTTTGCGATTCAATTGATTGAACTTTGTCAATAATTTCAGAAATAGCTTGAGCTGTATCTAGTTGCACCTGACCAACTTTTGCTTTTGCTTCTCTTGTTGCAAGCAGTTGGTTCCTAAGATCTTTTCTTCTCTTATGCAGTTTGTCTTCAAGTTCTACTGCTAGGTGCAATTCTTTCTTTAGAATTGGCTGTCCGTCTTGATCAACTCCAATAACATTTTCTTGAATAAAGTGTTCTTTGGCTAACAGTTTTGTCTTTCTCATGTACTGAATCTCTTGATCAACAAGATCTCTAACCATTGATACTTCCACAAGATTGTTTGGATTCACATCAAGTTGTTCCATGTATTCTCCTGTGAACTGTGAAACCATTGACATCTCTATTGGACATGGATTATTTCTTGGCGCAAGGTTTTCTTTTAGTAGGGGGCAGGTTGACGCAAAAATGCAGCGCTCTGCTTCGCAGTTCATTGGTATCGACGAGAACATTGAGTTTCTAGTTTTTTGCGGTCTAACCAGCTCTATTGCTTTGTCTTTGTCGTCTTGAGTCCAAGACTCGGGAAAGAAGAGATCTGGCCTAAGAGAACCAAACTCTTTCATGAAGTTTTGTTTGTCGTTTACTTTTTCTATTTCAGACATTAAAATCAATCCACTCTGATTTAAAAAATCCTTGTTCATCATAAAAATCAATTGATGAACTTTTACACTTGCTACAATAATATTCTTTTACATAAACAGTCTTCTCTTCTTGTGTGACATACTCAGTAACATTTTGTGTCTGAGAGCCACACCTTGGACAAGACATGTTACATTTCCATCAATATTTGATTTAAGCTTTTTTGTAGTTTCTCTATCATCTCAACATTGGTTCCGGCATTGGTAAAAAATCCGACTTCTCTCATCTCATCTGCTGTGAGTGTTGAGCTAATGATATATCTTGCACCTTTGCATACATCACAATAAATCTCTTTTTCATCTGATGAACAAATGCAAGGATCAATAATGTTGAAGAACTCTAAAGCTTTTGCTATTTCATACCATCTAGACTTAAAGGCTTTTTTGGTTTGCTCTTTGTATGCTCTAAGCTTTGCTTGATCGCTAGACAAAAGAGTCCCCATGTCAAGTGTTTGCTTCATAAGATCTGTTATTGTCTTATACAAAAAGTTCGGCAATTCGAAATCGCCATTTTCATTTATAAACGTTTTCCAATCGTTCATCACATATCACATCTTTCAATAAATTATTTAAGCGAATCTGCCGGAGCCCTTAGGTGCTGGCATCGGGTTATAATAACCTTTTTTGTTGGCGTCGGCGTTTACAACACCCATGCCTCCAGCGGCTATTCCGGCTCCAAGAACTTTTCTTCCTCTCATTTCATGAATTTGAGAGTACTGATTATTGGATATGAATCTTCTGCCGGACCCTTTTCCAGTAACCAAGTTTGCAGCTGTAGAGTTTGAGTTTCCTGGTCCTATAACTCTAGTTCTTCTTGTGCCTGAAGCGACAGCTCCAGAAAGTCCAACTTTATTGAGACCCCTTCTTGATACGCCAACATCCTGACCGATACCTCGGCTGATTGTTTCAGCCAAAGTTCCTATAAATCCGCCTCTACCAAGTTTTCCTGGCATAGTAAACTCCTATTAGTATCCGTACATTCCGGTTGGTCTGCCACGAGTTTTATCGAGTCCAGACTTTCTTGTTCTTCCCATGGCAACTCCCCCAAGAACTGCTCCACCAGCAATTGCGCTTTTACCAGGGTTTCTCGCAACCATTTGCGCCATTCTGTTGTTTTTCATAGCGGACATTGCGCCAGAAGATCTAGCCGTAGTTCTTGTTGCAGCTGTTGCAGACGAAGCTCTTCTGCCTAATCCTGCTAACATTCTGGTCATTGGCATAAAATGCTCCTAAAATAGTGATATAGTTTAATAGTAACTAGTTTTACTCTTTAATCTCTGATTTCTTATGCGGTTTTTGAACCTCAAATTTAAACTGTTCATCCTCATAATCAATGTGAAAAGTGGTACCCCTAGGTACCACAGAGTAAACCAACGTATCGGCTATTGGAGACTCTATTTGATCTCTTCTTATTTGAGATAACCCCCTTGCCCCCTTGACTGCGTCAATACCTTTGTTGATTAATCCCGAAAGAACATTGTCGCTATATTTAATTTGATAGCCCTTCTTTGAAAGTTTGTCTATAACAATAGACATCTCTAGTCTAGCGATGTGCTGGCAGTCTTTTTCTGACAAGAAATTGAATATGACTATTTTGTCTATTCTGTTCAAGAACTCTGGCTTGAAGTGCTTCTTGATTGCGTTATTGGTATTTCTTTCAACAATGGATCTATCGGGAACGATTCTTGTTCCAAGCTTATATGAAATATCTTTTGTAAACCCAGCTCCACTGGCTAACATGTTTTCCGTGGTCTTATCATTTCCTAGGTTGGTGGTCATAATGATTATCGTATTCTTGAAGTTAACAAGCTCACCTTTGGCGTCAGTTAAAACTCCATCATCAAAAACTCTAAGGAATGTATTCCAAAGATCTGGGTGAGCCTTTTCTATCTCATCTAGCAGAACCACTGTATTAGGATTCTGCTTAACCTGATTGACTAACTGCCCACCTTCATCGTGGCCAACATATCCAGGAGGAGAACCTATAAGTTTTTGGTTTTCGTGCTTGTGCTGGAATTCTCCACAGTCAATTCTTACCATCGGCATGTCTGCGCCAAAAAGATATTTATGAAGAGTGTTTGCTAAGTGTGTTTTACCAACTCCGCGAGGATCCGGCAAATAAGAAAACTCCAAGTGGTCTATCAGCATCTGACAATCCTGCTTGTGCTCTTTTTAAAGCAGAAACGATTGTGTCGATTGCAGCATCTTGTCCGATGATGTTTTGCTTCAAATGATTTTCTAAGCCCATGAATTTTTGCTTGGATATTTGCTTTGGCTTCTTTGGTTCTTCTTTTCTTTTAGAAGAGGCAAAAGGGAAATCATCTAAATCAAATTTAGGTGCTCTTTTGTTTCCACCTTTTTTAAGGCTTTCAATAAAGTCTTTTGATAGAGAATCAAAATCTATTGGGTCATCATTAAAAGAACTACCCGTCGGCATATATGATAAAGATATCCAGGCATCAACGTCTAGGCCAGGGTTAAGCATAACTGCGCCCGTGTACATTGCATCAAGGCAGGCTTCTGCTGCTTTGCGAGACATAAGTCTTAAAGACTCGGATATCTCACCTTTGAGATTGAATATGAAGTTTTCAATAACTGCTTTTCTAAAAGAAAAATAATATTCTTGCTCACTCATCTCTTCTTTAGAGAAAGAAAGGGAATCTAAGAATGTTTGAACCGACTCTGGTTCCATTACCTTGAACTTTACGAAAGTTGCAAGTTCGGGCATATATATTTGATATATTCTCATTTTGCACCTACTTTCGTTGTATATATTTAAAGTTAATATATTATAACATATAGTAAATGCTTTTAGGAATTTTGTCCAAAAGCCTTCCCTGTATCAGGGGAATCGTATAAGATGATAGTTGCCTATCAAGCTTGGAGCTACGGTGGAACCAGTTGTTCTTATGCTCTCTAATACCCAGTATAGCATAGCTGTCAAGCCAGCTGTCAAGTGCTTACTCGGAAATATCTTCTATCTCCGGATGAGGCTCTCTGCATGGGCCACTCATGGACCAGTAAACAATAAGATCATGAGGTGTGTGAAATCTTTTGTTTAAAAGTATTTTTGCGCGAATAAAATCTGGGTGGGTTTCTACTTTTCTGCTCACTAATGCTCCTATTAAATGCTATACTAGATGACATTTATTATACCACTATAAAGGCGGAAAAACCATGTACAAGATGAACGGAAAAGAAATCCAGCTAAAGAAACTCTATGCTCTACTGGAGAAGATAAGAAATAATGTTTTGGGCGCAGACTATCAAACAAGAGTCGAGATGCAACAGCTTGAAAATAAAGTCATGGAACGAATCAAGTTTATTAAATCTGACAAGGCCTCGCAAGCCTGATATAATGTCATCAAGCCTAACTAAAATACGAAAGTAGGATTAACTAAAAATGGAAGAGTCAAAGCAGTTAGAGATCGCAATTGCTCAGATTGAAAAGCAATTCGGTTCTGGCTCAGTAATGCGACTCGGTACCACCGAGTTTGAATCTTGGCCGGCAATTCCAACAGGAGCAATGTCTTTGGATAGAGCACTTGGTATTGGCGGATTACCAAAAGGTAGGATCGTAGAAATCTACGGACCCGAGTCGTCAGGCAAGTCCACTCTTGCCCTCTCTGTTGTAGCACAGGCTCAAAAGTCTGGTCTACGTTGTGCCTATGTTGATGCTGAGCACGCGCTTGATCCCGTCTATATGCAGGCGGTCGGCATTGATCTTGATAATCTTCTTCTTGCACAGCCCGACTACGGCGAGCAGGCTCTTGAGATCGTGGACAAGCTCATTAGAACAGGAGAGCTCGGAGTTATCGTAATTGACTCTGTTGCTTCTCTGATTCCTAAGGCTGAGCTTGAAGGCGAGATGGAAGCTCAGCAGATGGGACTTCAGGCGAGAATGATGGCCAAGGCCATGAGAAAGCTTGTCGGTCTTGCTAATCAGCACAAGACTCTTTTGATTTTTATTAATCAGCTGCGCAACAAGATCGGTATCATGTTCGGTAACCCTGAGACAACTCCAGGTGGAATGGCCCTTAAGTTTGCCGCATCTGTCAGAATAGATATCCGTAAGAAGGAAGATCTAAAGGACAAGGCTGGCAACGCAGTTGGTATTACCTCAAAGGTCAAGATCATCAAGAATAAGATGGCCCCACCAATGAAGGTTACAGAGTTCAACATCCTCTACGGTAAAGGTATCGATCAATACGGGTGCGTACTTGATGTTGCTATTGACCAAGGTGTGTTCAGTCAAAAGGGCGCATGGATCTATTACAATGGCGAGCTCTTTGCTCAGGGTAGAGAGAACGCTCTGAATGAGCTCAGAACAAATGATGAGATGTTCAATCAGGTCAAAGAAGAGTTAAACAATGTCAAGAGCAGCTGACGCAATCAATCCAGAGCCTTGTGCTGATTGCCCAATACCGCCCGACTTCGTCATATCGGCGCTTCCTCCCAAAGAGGGGGAGTGTGCCAGATATGGTGTGGAGTGCAGAGAGTGTGGAGACAAGTGGATCGAGATAGTAGATGAATGACGATATACAAAATATTATATCTGTAGATTTCAACAAAGAGAAAGTCCAGTCGCCCAACTACTACTACGACTTTGTCTTAAACCCCATCCAAACAGAAGAGGCCAGAGCTCAGCTTACCGTTGGAATTTCTACTTCTTATCTGGAAAAGCTGGAGACACAGCTCGCAAAAGTATCCCTGGCTTTAGACAATCTTCTTACCTATCTTCATAATAAAAAGTAAATCTTTAAGTTACTATAACATCCAAAACCCGACGCCAAATTTTTTGCGCCAGTAATTTTTTTTTAAATACATAATAGACTTTTTATATACAGACAACAGGTAGACAGGAAGTTCATCAATATGGATCCATTCTGGGAAACCGTACAGAAGATTCTGAAGGGCCTTGTGTCGAAAGACGACAAGGGGATGATGGAGCTTGAGTGGGAGTCCAATGAGGGCGACGAATCAAGAGACTATACTATGACGTTTCATACGAACAAAGATGAGATGATGGTGGTCTCAGTGTTCGACAAGGATCAGTGGTCCCTGTTGACTGACATGAGTACTTTTCTCAACAAGCCTGTGGAAGACATAGTAAGAGAGCTAGATCCCTCGGGGCCGAACATCTATGTGGTCAACCCTGAGGAAATCTAGCTCTTCTTGTTTTTGTTTTGATTTGTCTAGGCTGGAATATCTTCTAAGTATTTGAAGGTTGGAACCACATCATTGAGGTAGTTCACTTCATAGCTCTGATAAACCACATTGCCAAAGATCTCTTTTGCGAGTCTATTTGACATATGGGCCGGAACATATGTTCTCACGTATTCGTTACATTCAGCTCCCTGAATGATGGAATCTTTGTATTCGTGTACCTTCGTACAAAAGTTGTAGATGGCTGTTCTCTCAAAGCCGGCTTCAAACATCTTTGGATTCATTTCGTGATTGACCAAAACCGCTGCGTCAAACACAAATCCTAGCTCATTCAATTCATAGAGAATCTCTGTATCTCTACCTATTCCTATGAAGGTGATCTTTTCATGGGGATGTTGTGCTTTATCATAGATATGGCGACCTATGTGCTTTGCTACTTTGGTTGGTGATAATACATTGAGATTATAGTTGAATAGAATACAGGAATGATCTTTGGTCATCTCTCCATAGAGGGAATGTGATATTCTCCAAGGAGCTTTTGTTCTGAAAAGCTTCTCTGATCCTACCAGTATGTTGTTTGGCATTGTATTTGTGTTCATTTGAATTTTAGTGGGCTTTCTTATTCTAGTTTGAAATATTATTATGGGCCACTCTAGTAGGAGTAGTCATCCCATCCGTAGTTGTCTATGTCATAGTCTCCATAGGCAGACTCTCTGTATTTGTCAAAGCCGCCGATTTGGTATGACTCTATGAACTGGTTGACCTCTTCTTCTGTCTCTAGACGATAGAAGTCTTCTGGGTCAAGGTGGTCTACAGGGTTGGTGGGCATTTTGGTTTTCTTCTCCTTTGGTATAAGGGATTGTATCTTATTTGTTTTAGCCGGCCACTTTGTCTGGAAGTGACCAACAGGGAGCAATCTATCGGGTAGTGGTGGATGTGTCAACTCGTTCTGGGATATTTCTTGGATTTTTTTGGCGAACCTATGTGAACATATATAAGAATATATAAAAGTCATTATAGGGTAAAAATAGGGGAAAATTTATGGGGGGGAACCTATGGATACTATGCCCGTCACAAAGCTTTAACGAGCCCACCCGGGTATGGGGTCCCCTCCTGTCTTCTAGGAGGATAAAGAAGAGGAGAAAGAACCTTGCGATGATGCTGGCAAGTAAAACAGCGCATTAGTCGTATGACACACCATGCGCACACGTGATCACCACGTACGGTACGTTAAGCCGTGCACCGTTGCACTACTGGGAGGTAGATTATGAGCAACGACCGTGCTGCCGAGGACCTTCGGCAGATCATGGATGGTATTGCCGGGGCCTTTGCTGGCCTTGGCGATATCTTCCGTCAGCAGGAGCTTCACGAGAAGCTCTTGAGGGCATACATCTCCGCTCATGGCGGGGATGGCAAGGCGGTGGACGTGCGCAAGTACGGACCCGCAAAGATGGTCTTCCGCTATGGTCAGCAGACCATGGAGGTGGAGATCACCACTCTCCTGAAGTGGGGTCGTGAGAACGGCCTCATCGAGAAGGAGAAGACCACCCGTCCGAGCATCGAGCTCTGACGGATGAAGGAGAGAGCCCCTGTGTGTGTACAGGGGCTTTTTTCTTTATGGGTAGGTTAACAACCTCATCCTAGGGGTCTGATCCGAAGATACAGAAAGAACCTTGCAATCATGCTGGCAAGTAAAACAGTGCATATCGTTGATGCGGCACATCGCATTAACAACCCAATAATCACGTCTGATGGGTTAAGTCAGACAAAGCATACTACTTGGAGGTAGTCATGTACATTACCCGTAACAACACGGCAATCAACGGAGACCTCGTCTACACAGGCAAGGTCGTTGGACACGATGGTGTCCACGTGTGGATCCGTGCCAATGGTGGTGGCGAGACCGACTCGGTCCTCTTCAACCACACCCACAATGACCCGCAGTGGTTCATGCGGGAGTTCACCGGGAAGCGTGTGGCCATCGTCGCTCACACCAACTGGAACAACACGGTGGTCACCCACCACACCATTCACCTCGCCTGATAAGTGAAAGAGATAGCCTCTGGATGTGCCCAGAGGCTTTTCTCTTTATGGGTATCTATATGATCCCGAAGTCCTGGTTGTTGGGGACTATAAATAAACTGACAACGAGAACCATGCGAATGTACCCCAGCATGAATGTGTCGTGAGACATGTTAATAACATAGGGTTTTGTTGATGCGGCGCATCGTATCATCAAACGTAATAATCAGACGGAGTACGTTAAGTTTCGTCATGCACATGCTCTAGGAGGAGTCATGTTCAACAACACTAACCGAGTCGCCATCGTGGCGGCTGTCGTCATCGCCCTGTTCACCCCCGTGGTGAGCTGGGCGTTTGCAATCCTCGGCTTCATGCTGGGGATCACGTTCACCATCCTGGGGGCCATCAACCCCCTGGGTCTGGTGTTCGTCACCTTGGTGGCAGGTGGCCTGTGGGTCGCCTACAACCGGGGCGTCCTGGAAGACTTCTTCCTCGGAAACAACGAGGAGGACGAAGAGGAGGACTGGACGCTCTAGTCCTCCAGAAAAGAGAGCTCTCTGCATGCGCGCAGGGAGCTTTTCTTTTCATGGGTAGTTTGCAGACCTCAAAGGTCTTACCCAACAACCGTATGTAGCACAGTACGGAAAAACCTGTGCACGGGTATGACCACTTAGGAGGTAGTCATGGCAGAAATGCAACCCACCAACCCCAGCTTGGAAGAGCTGCGGGACCTCATCGGAAAGCCGACCGATGAGAACATCCACCCCGAGGAGAACGGCCTCTCCTCCCCCATCACCTTCGACAAGGAGGGTGAGCTGGACCTCAACGCCCTGAGGTCCAACCTGGGCAAGTAGTCCAGAAAAGGAAGGCTCCTGTTGCAAACGCAGGAGCTTTTCTTTTTATGGGTAGATGCTAGATCTATGATCGCGGCGAAACCCAAAGAAGGCTTATCTCATGCCTACAAATGGGAGAAAGGAGGCTGTCATGAAGGCAGTCTATATCAGGAGGAGGATCATGGTTGTCCTTCTCCCAATCCTTCTTGGATGGGGGCTCATCGAGCTTTCGTCCGAGGAGCCCATCAGGTGCAGTGTGACCTCGGTTACTGCTGCGCCCGGCGACACCCTGTGGGGTCTGGCAGAGGAGTACTGCACTCCTCGTCACCTCACAGGAGAGGTTGTCTCGGACATGGTGGACTTGAACAAGTCTGCCGATGTTCGGGTCGGCCAAATTGTTTGGTTTCCCTAGTCAAGGGAAGCCAGCCAGAGAAAGAGGGCCTCTTCGGAGGCTCTCTTTTTCATGGGTAAGACTTAGACCTCAGGTCACACCCAGGATGCTCTTCCTTCAGAGAGCATGCACGAGCTTGTGCATAGTCCGTCATGCGTCCACCATAACGTAGACATAAGTTAGTGTGGCAATCCCGCCATGCGATTCGAGACAGATTCAGGAGGAATCATGTCCGCAAACACCAACCCCATGAGCGAGAAGCAGATCTCGTTCATCCGTGACCTGTTCGCACAGGTCGGCCACCTTCTCTCCGAGGAGAAGGCCAAGTCCCTCATCGGCAAGATGAAGGGGCACATCTCCGGTGACCAGATCCAGACCACGGTCTGGGCGAACCAGGTCATCCAGGTCCTCAAGGGCCTGAAGACCCAGGAGAACCTGCGCGTTGCCCAGGAGCGGCGCGCAGCCAACACCAACAACAACAAGTGAGTCAATGCCCCCGGAGCCAAGAGGTCAGCTCTGGGGGCAACTCACCCAACAAGAAAGGAGGCCAGTAATGGCTTTTCAATCATGGGACGGCGTCTGGTGCAAAGGCCACCAGTGCCGTGTCAAACTACGGCGAGGAGAGGGTCACTTTGTGGCTTATCCACAGCCGATGGCCCTGTGCAATGTCCACTACGAGGAGTGGAAGGACAACATTCGCAAGGCCAAAGAAGCAGCCAAGCAGAAGAAGCTCCAGAAGCCGACTCTGTTCGACTGAAAGCTGTATACAGCATCGCAACCTGATAGCGAGGTAACATAACAGGTGGGAGCCCCTTCGGGGGCTCTCTTTATTATGGGTAGACCATAGGCCGCAAGGTTCAAGGTTGATCCCAAACCGCGTGCAGACGGCCTCTGCACATCAAAGCACTAAGGAGGTGCACGATGTTTCACGGCATCGTAAAGTCCGCAAAGGGTTATTGGTTTCGACTGATCACCTCAGCGGCACTCCTTGATGGCGAAACCGTCATCGAGGAGTTCAGGCCTGGCCCATACCAGGCTGCCTTCCTGAACATCTTCTTCCCGGGAAAGTACCGGGTCGAAGTCAGGAAGGTCAAGCAGCGGAAGATGCGGGGTATCAACTCCGAGTCTCCCGCTGTCCATGACCAGCTGTTCTCCAGTGAAGTGATTCGCTGGAGCACGGCATCGGACCAGTATATGGTTCGCATCAAGGGCAATCAAGGCTGGTTGTCGTCTTTCAAGGAAATCGGACTCATCATCCGAAACTCCAAGAAGATGAGCAAGCGACTGGTTGAGATCGTCCGGACTGCGTCCATGTGGGTCCACGTCCCAGACGGCTCGTTGAAGCTGGAAGTCATCAAGCATTCCTATCCGGACTGCTACGTTGACGGCATCAGCTTCATCAGTCGCAGGCTTGCACTTCGGTGCATTCGCTCCAATACCGATGCATCACGTCGGTGGAGGGCCAAGCAGATCTGGAGGATTCACTCTGGCAAAACCGCCATTGTGAGCTTCCGTATGCTCTGCTCGGATGGGTTGATTAAGGGCAATGCTCTTGTTCTTCCCGGGCGAATGATGAACGGCTATGACGTGAGAACGTTTGACCCGAACATCAAGTCTGAGATCCGCACCACAGGATGGCAGTGGGTAACCATCGAACCGAGCTACGGAGCAATCCCGGTGAAGTCTGATGATCTCACTCATGCTATCTATCGTGGTGTGTCGGGCCTGTACGACGACCAGACTCTCCTTGAGTCCCTGGATGGAATGCTGAAGACTTTCTTCGCGGACCTGAAAGAGGGCAAGAGGTCTGAGTGGTTGACCCGCTTGGTTGATTCCGAGCAGGTTCTCCACGAGGATGTTGAGTCCCGGTTCTCGTCTGACCGTGGCCTTGTTGGATTGATTCAGGAAAAGGTCGCTGAGCTTGACAAGCTTGGTGTCCCTCTTACTGCATCTCAGACCCTCATGTTCTTGAGCGTGAATGGTTTGAAGCAGCAAGTCCTGGGTAATGCCGACAAGGGTCGTGTGTGGATGGACAAGACGCGTCACTGGTTCCCAGTGCCGTGGGCTTATGCCGCTCACATCATGACCAAGGAAGTCTTGGAGCTTGCCGGTTTCAAGATGCCCAAGGGAGAATTCGGGCTCTTCCACGAAGCTACACACAGCTTTGTGGTTCCTGGAGCTTTCTTCCAGAAGCACCTTCCTGACCACGGTGGTCCTGACTTGGACGATACGGTCAAGGTCCATATCCGTACTATCGGTGATACGATGGTAGCGTTCCTGCTCCGCAATCCGAATGATTTCGGTGAGTGGAGCGTCATTCCAGTCAACGAGCCAGGCCCAGTGTTCCATGCGTACACTGATCAGCCTCCCGTTGTGGATTGGGAAGAACTGTTCAATACGGTTCCCCAGTTCAGCTGGATGATGGATCAGCTTACCATTGGATCTCTGCCGGGAGGAAAGAATCTCACCATCGGTGATGAATTCTCTCTTGAAGATGAGCGTCGTGTTCGCACGGCTGCTGAGCTTTTCCCGGCTGGAACCGGTGGTGCAGTTCTGCCCAAGATGGTCTATGCGGCCTGTGTGGGTGGCTATTTGCCTGAATACAAGGCGTCCAATGAGGATATCATTGACGCTTTGCAGCAAGGTATGGCTACTCCAGAGGATATCATGATCATCAAGGACTTTGCTGACTACATCTTTGCTCAGCTCCGTAATAAGACCAATGGAGTCGTGGATGCATTCTGGTATCATACCAGACTCTACGATGAACTGGCTCTTATGCACGGGTTGACTGCAGGAGATGTTGAGGCATCGCCCTGGGTGGCTCTTCACAGGCAGCGTGAGTTGATGACTCGCAAGGCCCTTGAGGAGATGACCTTTTGGCTCAACGCCAACATCACCAAGCCGGATATCCTGGCCAGCATCCGTTGGACGCCTGAAGAGATTCGGGATGCACCCAACGAGTTGGCTAAGGTAAAGGCCGGCAAGTCCCGTTCAGCTGACTGGGTTCAGGAGTTCGTGAAGCTCCTGGAGGAGTCGGACGCCGAGTTCGGTGAGGAGAGGACAAATCGCAAGATTCTCCGCCTTGCCAACGAAGCGTTCAACGCCAAAGCCCAGTGGCCCCGTGCCAACCACGACCAGTGGCTGTACTCGCTCGCTGCCAAGAGCGAAAAGCAGCCTTTGGACTGGTTCATCCGGGCGCTCAAGGCCGAACAGAGCAAGACCAACCGTTAACCAGACGGACAACCGAGACTGAGATCAGCCCCTGCTACACTGCCAGTGTAGTGGGGGCTTTTCTCTTTATGGGTAGTGCCTAGGCCACAAGTCAGACCTTAAGCCCCAGAGTGCTTTAATATGATTAAAAGTTATATTCTAAAGCGCTTTCGCGGGTTGGGTAAGGCTAGAACTGCCGAATCTTACCTTGGGTGGACTGTCCGATACAGTTCATCCAGAAAAGAAGGGACAATCCCGTCCCGCCACAACGCATCAGGAGGTGCAATCATGGGTACCATGCCCACCATCACTTGGGTCTCTCCGGAGGCCTCGTCCACGGGCAAGACCGTCAAGGTCCTGCTCACCGCTCCCGAGTTCCAGCAGGGTGTCACGCATTTCGCGTACATCCCCGCAGGTCTCGCTCCCCAGAAGTGGAACCGCATCGACGCCCAGACCATCAAGTTCGGTGATGTCGAAGTCGACTACCTCGATGAGCAGAATGTCCGTGTGGCACTCAAGGCTCCTCGTCGTCAGGTTTCATTCTTCGGCACGGTCGCTCTCACCGACGGTGAGGCTCTGCCGGATACCACCTGGTCCGACCGCCGGACCCCCAAGGTCGACGACACTCAGTCGTTCTGACCTTCCCCCCTCGACCCCCGGTTGAGTTGTGCTTCATGCGCGACTTGACCGGGGGTCCCCCCCCTTTCTTGCGCCTTCGCAGGCCCCCCTTCGGGGGACGCTGCTCAGGCGCCTCGCTCGCTGCGCGAGCTTCGACCCGACCGGATCTTCCGGATCGATATATTTATTTATTTATAGATATATAAATCCTAAATCACTAATCTATATAAAGATATATAATATTATTTTATATATTTTTATATAGGTTTATTCTAAAGCCACCCAAAAAAGAAGGGAAAGACCGTTAACTAGGAGGTAACAAATATGAAGCGAATGACCCTACAAGAGATCATCGATGCTACAGCAAATATAGCCGATTCTCTCTACGGAATGAAGAAAAGCAAAGTTCTCGAACAAGAGGACTATGAAGAGTTGAGTGAACTTGTTCACCGACTCTACAGAAAAGCCTGCTGGGCAGAAGCCTACAGGCCAAAAAACCGCTAACCATAGGAGGTTATTATGAAGCGGAACAACCAAAACCAATACCTGAAGGATGCCAAAGGAATGCTCAACGCCCACAATCTGGGCATTGCAATCTCTGAAGAAAACATCCTTCTGCTTGCTTCCGCATTGCGGGCAGCAGACAAAGGAGACATGGTCGCGAGCCACAAGCTCATCGACACTCTTCTCGCACAACGCTAGATCTTGCGTGACACCTCCCGGCTTTGGGGGGTGGTTGGTGATTTATTTCGCCGGCCACTCCCCACTGCTGGTTCTAAAAAATAAACCATAAACTTCAAACACCCAAAAATAGAAAGGAAACAATAAAATGGCTTTCAAGCCCATTTCATACAAGGAGCGTGGCGAAATCATTGACTTTGCTGCGCGCAACGGTAAACTTTGCTACTTCAACGGTGGCCAGGTTTACATCAAGATGAGTGAGACCACCACTCTCATTCTCGACTTCACTACTGAGGAAATCAAAATGGAACTTCTCTCCAGTGGAGACTACAACAAGGATAACAATGTCTCGGCTCACTACCGTGACAATCCTGTCACACCATCTTATGAACTGATGAAAGCAGCACTCAATGCTTGATTGGTTCATCTATTTTGTCGCCGGCGGGTTCATACTCGCCTGCGGCGCGATGTCTATTGCTCTAATTGCAATGGTCCTCGCTGAATACGATCCCGGTCGTCCATACGACTGGGAAAAAGATGGTATCTAAAGAAGGCCGAGTCGCCTCCTTTCCCTGCAAAAAAGAAGGGAAGGGAGGTGACTCAGTTGGATTTCATTATGGACTTTCTCATTGGTATCTTGGAATTCTTTATTCCCGGCTCCAATGCTGATCCCAATATGTAAAAAATACCTTATACACCCAAAAACACAATGAAAGGAAACATCATGGACATTTCAAAGACTGCCGGCAAGTTGACCGGCAAGACCATCAAGGTCATCAAGGAGGCTCCTAACAAGACCGCCAAGAAGACCAAGGCCGTCAAAGAGTCTTTCGTTTCGGGCTACCAAAGCGGTAAGTAAAAAAGAAGGGTCAAGTAAGAATCTTGACCTTGAAACACCTAGCACACAATAAACACACAATAAAGGATAATAATATCATGAATATCAGTACATTTGGTTTGGACCTTGGTCTCTTTACCGAGATTGCCGAGAACATCGATGCCCTCCAGGGTACTTCGACCACTCGGACCCTCTCGGTTGGCAAGACCGCAAACATGAAGGGTAGCATCAACGGCACCGAGGTTCCGATGGAGGTCACTCTTCGCGAAGCCGCACTCAGCCGTCTGAGCATCCTCGAGCAGAAGTCGCCTTACACTGGCAAGGACTACTACCTCGTGACCGGTGTGATGAACCCGGTCAAGATGGACATCGTCCTCACCGTGGATGGCGAGAAGGTCACTCTGACTGATCTGCTTTACAAGTTTGTCACCGCCGATGGAAGCACGGTGGACCGTAGCAAGTTCGACTCCTCGCTCGTGAGCATGGGTCTGAACTTCGCCGGCTCCATGCCGCTGTTCTTCCAGCAGTTCGGTGCTGCCGAAGAGGGCTTCAAGCATGCCATCGCCGCCTTCAAGCAGGCTGGTGCTGTCGATGTGACCGGTCGGATTTCCAATCCCGGCCGTATCGTCGCTGCATACCAGCACCAGACTGGCGTTCCGGTGACCTCGTTTGAGGTTGGTTCGGTCGACCGTAGCAAGAGCCGCACTGGTCAGGGCTTCCTGAACTTTGCTGACTCGGCTATCGAGACCTTCCAGCGCGTCTATGGTCTTCGTCTCCAGGCTCACCTGCTCTCGCAAAAGCTTGACGGACTGACCCAGGCGCAGGTGGCCGACGCCAACGAAAAGCGTGAGAAGTTGATCCAGCTTTCCCGTCAGTGGGTCTCCAACTGGGCCGGCTCGCAGCAGCGTATCGTCGTTGCTCCGTCCGGTTCGAAGGAGCCTCAGGACATTTACGATCCGGTGAACGCCCCTTGTGGCCGTTTCACCATGGTCGTGAATGGCTCTGAGGTCCCGGTGGACCTGTGGTCGAACTCGGCCCGTGCGAACACTTCGGTGTCGCCGGAGGCTGTGCTCGCCACTGACGAGAAGCCCT